GACGGCAAGACTGCTGGCATGGCCGGAGTAGGACAAGAAGGTGACATATGGATGCTTTGCACTCCAGATATACACCGATACCCAATTACATTTGCAAGAGAGGCCAAGCGGTATGTCGATAGCCGTACTGAGCCCCTCCTCTGGAATATAGTTGACAGCAGAAACACAGCACATCTTAAACTGCTGAAGTTTCTTGGCTTTAAGTTCTTACGTAAGCTAGAACATGGGCCGAACAATGTAACATTTATTGAATTTTGCCGTGTGCGTAGACGCTAATGCAGGGGCTAGAGCCGCTGCTAGACAAAGAAAACTAGAGAAAGACGCTGTATTCAAGCAAAAGGCGTTACAGTTCTTTAACAAAGAAACTACCTTTGAAAGAACAATGGACAGAAATGTCCTTGGATATAGTCGTGCAGAAGCTGATGCAAAGAGCAGAGCTTTGAAACTACAAGGTAGAGGCAGACGTATCAAACAAGATGCTGTTGCTAAGTACTTTAGAACCAAGAAAGTAAACGAAGGTGGCCGATCCAGAAAGTATGGTAAAGCCCAATATCAAGCATTGCTTCAACAAGAAGCTAAAATAGATAATGCTATAAACAGAGCATTTGGAGCAGATCTGGCATATGCTCAAACAGCTAACCAACGTCAGTTCTTAGCTGCAAACGCTAGAGCTAGAGAGGCACTTGGCGTACCAGCATCATACGGTGCACCTGTGATGTTACCTCCAACAAACAGACTTGGTGGTGCTCTACAGATAGCTAGTCAAGTTGCTGGCATATATTCAGCCTTTCAATAATTATGACATCATCATTTCGTGACCCCAACCGTATGGGGGCAACTAACTATCTATCTACTGAGGCTGACCTTACACAGGCAGTTAACAAAGAGATTGATAATAACATCAAGGATACAAGAGAGTTCTACGATCAGATGGCAGAACTCGAAAAGCAACGCTACGATCAGAGATTTGACAACCTTGCTTTACTTACAGATTTCATCAAGTCAGCTGCACCTATAGTTAAGCAGGCTCGACAAGCTAATGACGATAGAAATTTGTATAAACCAACCCTTGACATGTATAAGGGTGAAATATCTAATGTAGATGACGCACTGCTTAACGAACAGAATGAGATAGAAGAAGCAGAAAAGAGTGCTAGAAACCAAGAAAAAGAGTTTCAAGAAGACGCTAAAAAAGAGGCAGAAGATCCTACTAAGTCTAAAGAAGAAAAAAAAGTTGCTGCTGATGCTGCTGCTATTTTTGGAGAAGGCAGTTTTACTTATCAAGAAGGTTTAAGCTCTAGAAATAACTTAAAAGCATTTAGAAATAATCTTGAAGCTTACTATACAGTGGCATCTAAAGATGATAGATTTGCTGCTATTGAGAATAGGATGTTAAACGATGCTTCTACTAATGATGAGTTTGATGAGATTTTTGATTTTTATACAGCTACAATTCTTCAGAATCAAATACGTGGAAGACGTGCTCAAGGTTTAAGAGATGCCACACAAGGAGAAGTTAGAAAATATATAGCACCAGAAATTTATAAAATTAAAGAAAACTTTAGAGTAAAGTGGGAGGAGAAACGACAAGAGCTTCTTGCACAAGGACAGGCAATAAGAGATAATGATGAAATTAGCACGATGTTTCAAAACAAAGCAACTCTTGCTAAGGATGTCACAGACTGGGTTACTAATAGAAAGACACAGTTAGAGGCAAGAGGTCTAGAACCATCAGAAGCTAGCCAGTTAGCATTTGCAGATTTTGGTGATATAGTTTCACCTATGCTTGATGATGTAGCTAGTGGTGTTGATGCTGGAGATTTTCGAGTACTTTTAGCTACAGAGTTTGAGTACCCCGGTGGCCGCATGCTAATGAATGACAAGCGAGCACCAAAAGGGGCACAACGATTACATGCACAGCTGACTGCAAAAGCTATAGAATATGAAAATAATGCTATAGAGCAAGAAGAGGACAACCGAGAGTTAGAAATGATGAAGTGGAAAGATACTTCACATCCTGAGTTTCTAAAGACTTTAGAAGAAATAAAAGATCCAAGAGCACAAGCTGATGCTATAGATAAGTATGTCCTTGACTTTAGAAAAGAGTTCAATGTTATTGACGACGATGCGTTACCAGACTTTATGAAAGACTTTTTAGCTAGCAGATCGTTTGCAGATGAGTCTATTGTAGTCGAGATTACAAGTAGAAGACGTAATAATCTTCCTATAACTGAAAGCATGATAAACAAGATAGCAGATCCTGACATACGTGCAGAGCAAGCTAAGTATGTAAACACACCAGAACTAGGTGCATTTACAGAACAAGAAGCCGAAAGCATGGACGAAAGAGTTGTTGCTATTGTAAAAGAAGCTAAACAGTTACGAGATCTTGATAAAGCTAAAACTGATAAGTACATTGTTACTAGAGATAACACCAAAGAATATATTACTAACAGATTTAAAGAGCTAGTTATCGGCGGTCAGAATAGACAAACTGCAATGTTTACTGCAATTAAGGAAGCTAAACAGTTTGTAAAAGACGGTGATTTTGATAATGAACAGGTACTATCTATAGATACACAGGCTACAAAAGATTTACAATCTACACTAAACGCTCTTGGTAAAGACCCAAGTCTAATATATAGTTCTGAAGTATGGGCAGGCGAAGCACCTCATTTAGCTATTGCACGTGAGTATATAAGAACAAATGGTAGAAGTAAGTATCCATCTTATTATATGCGTTTTAATTTTATAAAAGATGCTGATGGTGCATATCTTTCACCGGAAGAGATATTTGAAACTAGAGTAAACAAGGTAGATGTTACAGAAACTAAAGAAGAATTACCAGAGCGTAAAGAACTAGATAATATTGACGATCAAAATAAACTGTTGAATAAAAATAATGCTACTAAAACTCTAGATGTTGCATCTAAAGATAATAACATAGAGTGGATGATAAAAACTAAACCTAGCGTCAGCGAACTTAATGCTGAGATGTTTATACGTCAGCTAGAAACAAATATACAAAAACAACAATTTATAGGCGGTATTAGTATACCACACAAACAAAAGACAACTCTGTCAAAAGAAGATAGTGATAAGTTACTTGACGCTGTACCAGAGTTGAAAGAAGCACCCTTCTTAAACCCAAACACACTATCAACGGCAGCAATCAATGCAATGTTAAAGTTGAATATTTAATACTAAGGTATAATTATGAGCGAAGATCCAAGTGTAAAACTTGAGATAGACCAAGAAGCTTTTGACTACGTAAACGATCAAGTAAATCAATTAGCTGATACAATCGAGGAAGACGAAGAAGCTAAGGCTCAAGTCGCAAAACAAGAACAGACCACGGAAGAACAAGCTCTTGCTCAACAAGATGACCCACGTAATGCAGAAAAGTGGGGTTTCAAGGCATTAGTCAAAGAAGGTCAGTCTATCGTATCCGGTGGCTTACAAGATACTGCATCCTCTGTAACCACCTTTGCCGAAAGAACAAAAGAAGCATTGGACGGCACAATGCAAAGAGAAAAGGAAGAGCAAGGTTATTATAAACCTGACTGGGATCCTTTTGTAAACTATGATAATCCTATCGAAACAAAGACATGGTGGGGTAGACAGCTACGTGGACTGGTACACTTTGGTTCGTTAGCTGCTGGTACTGTACTATCTGCCAAAGCCTTAGCCGCTAGTGGTATAGGTCTTGGTATAAGTGGTACTGCTGCGAAGCTACTTGGTGCAAACAGTTTTATCAGGGCTGCTGGTATTGGAGCTGTATCTGACCTTATCTCTAAGGAGTCTGATGGTCAGAACGCTCTCGGTGCATTACGTGACAGATATGGCTGGATTGACACACCACTATCTACAAGAGATACAGACCATCCTGTTGTGATGAAAGTCAAAAACATTGTAGAGGGTATGGGTATAGGGTTATTCTTTGATGGTATGACCTATGCTATAGGCAAAGGGTCTAGTAAAGTTATAAAACAGATACAAGATAGAAACGCTAGTGTATCTAAGCAAAGCACAGAAGCTGCTGTTGCACAGATACGAGAAGGCGAGATACAGTTTCGTGCAGATAAAAACGCACCTGTATCCCAACCACATCAAGGTGCACATGTATCAGAGGTAGAACCAGACGTAGCACGTCAACAACTATCTCGTACACGTAACGAGTGGGGTTCTGAAGAAGGAGCTACTGGTTCTGTAACTACACCTGTAGAACGTGAGCGTATAGCTCTCAAGGGTGATACAGATGTCAAACAGGTAGAGCGTGTACTCAAAGGTTTGATGAGCAGTGACAGGTTTGCAAAAGAACTCAAGGCAGCAAAAGGTGACAGAGTTAGATTAGCTCAGACATTTAAAGAAGCTGTAGATGGACACCAAGCTATCACACAGGGTAGGAACGCAGCAGAGTTGTCACCTAACGAATATCTCAAGGAGCTGCTAGAAGCAAACAAAGACGTTGTAGATGGTGTCGAAGTGTTTACGTCTAAAAATGTAGTTGTAACTGACCTAGTTGTAGGTTCATTACTTAAGCAGCTACGAGATACAGGTATTGCTGGTAGAGAACTAGCAGACATTGTATCACTAGATGACATAGATGGCCCAGCTAAACAGATTGTAGATACTATGCTAACTGCATTGTACCATACAAAGAAAGCTAGATTTGTAAAGTCTGACTCATTTAGAGCATTAGGTGCTGGTAAAAACAGAACTAAAAATATAGAAGATGCAGTCAAAGCTGATGTGGCAGATGCTAAAGAGTCTATCATGTCGGTACTTAAGATAGCTAAAGATGATAAAAATGATGATCTACTAAACTCATTGTTTGAAGCTTTTTCTATGATGAAAGATGTCAATACACTTGATGACTTTGACAACTTTGCTAGAAAGATGATAAAAGGTGGACAGATAGATCCAAAAGGTGCAGACCGTACAGGTGCTATGATTCGTGAGCTAGAGGGTGTAATTACACACAGTATATTATCTGGCCCTAAAACACCAGCTCGAGCAATCATGGGTACATCCATTGCAACGTTCATGCGTCCTATGGCTACTACACTAGGAGCTACATTACGTTACCCATTCAAGGGTGACAGTGCTACCATACGTGCAGGCTTGGCATCTATGAACGCCATGATAGAAGCTATACCTGAGTCCTTTACATTGTTTAGAGAAAAACTAAACTCATACTGGAAAGGTGACATAGCATCTATCAAAACACGTTACTCTGAGTTTACTCGTGGTGACGAAAACTGGGAACTTATACGTAGATGGGCAGAAGACAGTGGTAGAGCTAGTTTTGGAGATCGTGCAGCATTTGCAGTAGCAAACATGGCAAGGTCTATGAACAACAGTAACTTGTTTACATACTCTACTAAGATCATGGCCGCAACTGACGATGCGTTTGCATACATCATAGGTCGTGCTAAGATGCGTGAGAAAGCTATGCGTAATGTTCTTGACCTACAATCTGCTGACGGCATCAAGCTACCAGAGATAACACCAGAGGTTATGAAAGCATACGAAGATGACTTCTATGCACAGGTATTTGACTCACAAGGTAATATTATTGACGAGGCTACTAAGTTTGCTAGACGAGAAGTAACACTTACACAGGAGCTTACAGGCTTTGCAAAAGGTCTTAACGATGTGTTTAGTGCTAACCCTTGGGCAAAACCATTCTTTCTATTTGCTAGAACTGGTGTCAACGGTCTTGCACTTACAGCAAAGCATACACCCGGTTTTAACTTTTTAGTTAAAGAGTTTAACGATATCGCATTTGCATCACCTAGCAATCTAAAAAATGTAGAACGTTATGGTATTACAAACGCAGTTGAGCTAGCCAACGCTAAAGCATTACAAACAGGCCGATTGGCTATGGGTTCTGCTCTTGTGTTTATGGCATCAATGGCATGGATGCGTGGTGATATGACAGGTAACGGCCCAGCTGACAGACAAAAGAGACAGCTATGGCTAGACTCTAAGTTTGAACCTAGAACTATAAAGCTAGGAGCTGTACGTGTAGGCTATGATACCTTTGAACCATTTAACCTTATTATGTCTACAATTGCTGACATAGG